TAGACGGCATCATTGCCGACGAAAGCCTCACGCTGAACAAGGAAAAGTTTGATGATGAGGTGGTGCCGGCGAACCGAGGGAATGAGCGCCAGGTGTGGGCTGATAATCGGCTGCACCACGGCATTTTTCACTTTAGCTCGATGCCATACGGCAACCAGGGCAAATGGCTATTGGAGGGCTCGAAGCACTATCAGGAATCGGGTAAGGACTACGAACTACTGACCCGTGAGCTGATCAAGCTTCAGGTGAAGTACATCGACACGAAGGACCGCGAGGCCCGGCGTCTGATCTGGCAGGACTTGCAGAAGCTCACCACCGAGTTGCGCTATTACGTCGATAAAGATGGGCAGCTGTATTCGGAGGCAAACGCCTTCGAAAATCTGCATAATGTCGGTATTCGCTATTTCGAGCAGCAGCGCCGGGTGCTTACGGATTTTACCTTTCGGGTTGAAATGCTTAATCAGCGGCCCTTTGCGGTGGAGGCTGGTTTTTACCCTACGCTCGATACGGCCAAGCACGCTTATGAAGCCTTCAATAATGACTACTTGGAGGGTAAGGCTGATGATATTGCCTTTAACCTAAAGAAGCTCCAGCGCCTCAACGATAAGCCCGACAGCCGGCAGGATGGGGACTGTGACCCTACTTTACCCCTACGCCTAGCCCCGGACTGGGGTAAGGCGTCCTTCCTTACGATAGCGCAGGTACATGCTAAGCGGCGAGAGTACCGCTTCCTGAAGGGTTTGTATGTGAAGCATCCGGAACTGATACGCCACCTGGCGGCTAAGTTCACGGACTACTATGCCTACCACCTGAATAAGAAGGTAGAGTTTATCGAGGATGCTGAGTATGGTAACAGCCGCGTACCGAACAGCGATGAGACCTACAACCAGATGTTCACGCGCCTACTGCGTGAGGCAGGGTGGAAGGTGAAGGTGATTAAGCTAGGTCGCACACCAGGTCACCACACGCGCTACCTGCTGGCCCATGAGCTGCTCGCTGAGCTAGACCCGCGCAACCCTAGGATCAGATTCAATAAGCACCACTGCAAGGAGGTGCTGCTGGCTATGCAGCTGACTGAGATGAAGGAGGGGCCCAAGGGTATCGAGAAGAATAAGAAGCCTGAAGGTTATGCCAGCGTACCCGCTGAGGAGGCGCCCCACTTCACGGATACGGTAGACCTGCACCTACTCAGCATCAATGACACTACCCTCAAGCCCGCTGCCGACTTCAGTGGCTTCATCATGATGACTAGCTAGACGATTGCCGTTTGATTCTCGGTTAAAACCCTGTTTGCAGTCTGCAAACAGGGTTTTTTGTTGCCGGTGCTCCGTCATATATCCCTTTTTTGCCGACCGGCAATTGCCAAACGCGGTTAGTGCAAGCTGGGGTCATTTGCGACAGAATGAGACAAAATTTCCCGAAAAACGGCTGAAAACGCTGTTTGCAGCGCGCCAAGGCATTTGGGCGTGAGACTAGGTTTTGCGGCCCTGCTTGCCGCCTGCCAGCACCCAATTTCTTGTCCTTTGGTTGCGGCCCTGCCTGGCGGAATTTCGCTGAGCAATGAACGGGAAAGAGACTATAACGCTGAAGCAGGTGCTGGCCGAAATGCAGGCCAGTGTGGAGCCGTTTGCGCTCCGCTTCGTGAAGCTAAACGAGACGAAAGGCACTGGTGGTGAGATCATCGAGCTGAGCAATCAGCTACAGAGCGGCCGGGCTAAACAGCCAGAGCCCGCCCCGAAGCTAGGTAGCCGTGCTGATGTGGACGAACTGGAAGCCTGGGTCGGTCGCAACCCCAACCATTACGAGCATATGACCCGCAACCTGGTCAGCAAGATCAATGGTCGCTATACCAAGGTGCATATCTATTTAATCCTGGAATTCAACGGTAAGAAAGTCATTATCTGATGTCTAACGTGCATGTTAATGCCGATCTATCCTTTGGCTTTATAGAAGGAATTGGGGCAATTGTCCGCACTGGCGTCGGTGGCGCTGGCAGCCCTGGCACGACGCCAGGCGTGCGCTCCACCGCTTCGGTGGTGAAGGATGGCCCGAACGCCGATGTGGCGTACTGGGGCTCGAATAACCTGTTTCCGCAGGAAGTGGTAGCCGATGCTGAGAAGAACACCTCGCTGGCCACCATGCTCAACTGGAAAGCCAAGGCCTGGTATGGCGGCGGCCTGGTGTATGGCACCCTCGCCATCGATGATAAGGGCGAAGAGGTCTTCAAGCGGGTGCTGTTGCCTGAAATCGAAGAGTTCATGCGGCGCTCCAATGTGCCGCGCTACGCCTTCGAAGCGCTGCTCGATGTTTCCTGGTTCGGCACTGGCTTCCCGGAGCTGATTTTATCCCGCAACCGTGGGCAGCTGGTTGGCATTTCGGAGCAAGACCCTTGCTACTGCCGCTTCAACCGGGCGAAGCTGCCGGGCGACATCATGAAAATCGTCTACATCAACGCCAACTGGGCGAATGGTGGCCGCTATGATGACGAGTACTGCACGAAAGTGCCGGTGCTCGATCCGTACTACGATGCGGTAGAGGGCTTGCGCGCCAGAAAGGATGGCTTCAAGTACATCTATCCGATCAGTTTTCCCTCGCCGGACAAATCGGAATATCAATTGGCATCCTGGAACACGGTTCGCCGTAGCGGCTGGCTGGAAATCGGGGAGGCGGTTGTGCAGTTCAAAAAGACGCTTCTCAAGCAAATCCTGTCGGTCGAGTACGTCATCGAAGTCAACCCCGCTTACTGGGAGTGGAAGTACAAAGACTGGGAGGATAAGAAGGATGAGGAGCGCCGGCAGCTCATTGGACAGGAGCTAAAGAACTTCAGCGACGTGATGAGTGGTACCGCTGGTGCCGGCAAGTCGCTGATGACTACCACCGTGAAGGATAGCAAGGGCGACGATGTAGGCGCCTTCAAAGTCACGGTGCTCGACAAGAACATGCGTGACGGCCTTTTCAACGAAGACTCGCAGGAGAGCGCCAGCCACGTGTTCACGGCCGGCGGCGTGGCGCCCACGCTCATGGGCATTCAGCCCGGCAAGAACATGGGTGCCGGCTCCGGCAGCGACGCCCGCGTGGCCTTCAACAACTTCATCAGCACCTCCACTTTCGAGCAAGACCTGGTGCTGGAGCCGCTCAACTTCATCGCCACCTACAACGGCTGGCAGGCTGAGGGCATGCCCATCATTTTCCGCTTTAAGCAGCCTCTGATCATGACCATGGACAAGGGCAAGCAAGTGCAACAGCAAACTTCCTAACCATGGCTACCATCATGAACGGCAACACGATCGAGGCGCTGATGCGCCAGTCCCGAACCCTCTCCACGCAGCTGCTCGGCTTGCCCATCGGCTCCGTGAAATACCAAGCCATCTCGGCCCAACTCGACGCAGTACGCGCCCAAATCTCCACCCTTCGCACCTTCAACGGACGCACATGGCTCTAATCAATACCATCGACGAATTCCGCAAGCATGTCGGCCTGAATGGCTCGATGAGTGATGCGTATGAGCTATTGCTGCCGGACTTGCTGCTGCAAGAGGATGAGCAGATTCGGCCGCTGCTAGGGGATGACTTCTACCAGGAGTTCAGCGAGGTAGCTGTTATGGCAGTTCCGTTGTCAGATAAGCAGAGTCAGCTGCTCATGCTGACGCAGTCAGCCCTGGCCAACCTCACCATGGTGAGCTACCTCGACCTAGGTCAGGTGCAGATCAGCGGCGCTGGGGTACACATTATCAGCGATACCACGCAGAAGACGGCCTTTCAGTGGCAGATTAATGACCTGAAGATCAACTTCCGCCGCAAGGGCTACAACGGGTTGGAGAAGGTATTGGCCTTCTTGGAAAAGAACGCCGCTGAGGCAGATTTCGCCACGTGGGCCGCGTCAGATGCTGCCAAGCGTAGCCGCGAGTATTTCATCAACTCGGCCGGCGACTTCTCTTCTGACTACAACATCAGCAACGCCCGCCTGACTTTCCTGGCGCTCCAGTCGCTGATCAAGAAGACGGAAGTATTTGCCCTGGAGCCAGTGCTGAGCACCACCTTCTTCGACGAACTGAAGGAGCAACTCGCTACCGACACGCTCACGACCGAAAACCAGAAGCTAGTTGCCAGCTACATCCGCCCGGCGTTGGCGCATCTGGTGATGGGGCAGGCCACCGGTGAGCTAGGTTTCTCGCTCAATGGCTCCAGCTTGGAGCTAAATGTCTTCCGGCAGGATGACAGCAACAGCAAGGAATCGGACCCAGGCCTCACGCAGCTGCTCGACATGAAGGGCCACCAGGCGCT